TTATTAAAATTTGGTTGTGTTTTCTTACACACAATACATTTAGGGTGTTTGATATCAATCATATCAGGATCAGCACATTTACTACAATGAGTTGCTTTAGTTTCTCCTGGTTTATTAAAATTTGGTCTTGTTTTTTTACACACAATACATTTGGGATTTTTAATATCAATCATATTTGGTTCCGCACAACCACTACAATGTGTTGCTTTTGTTTCCCCTTCGTAATTAAAATTGGATCGTGTTTTCTTACACACAATACATTTGAGACTTTTAATATCCTCCATATCAGGGTCAGCACATTTACTACAATGAGTTGCTTTAGTTTCTCCTGGTTTATTAAAATTTGGTCTTGTTTTTTTACACACAATACATTTGAGACTTTTAATATCCTCCATATCAGGGTCAGCACATTTACTACAATGAGTTGCTTTAGTTTCTCCTGGTTTATTAAAATTTGGTTGTGTTTTTTTACACACAATACATTTAGGGTGTTTGATATCAATCATATTTGGTGATGAGTGTTTTTTACAATAAATTCCATAAATTTCATTTTCAAAATTAAATCTCGCTCCAATTCCACAAGTTTTACAAAAATTTTTACGATTACGTCTTTTTTCAGCACAAGAAAAACACGTTTTATGATTTTTACCGTTATAAAAATAAACACTTTCTTCTAAATCTCTTTTACATTGATGACATTTATTAGTCGTCATTTTTAATAAATGAAAATGACGACAGTCTTTATATAATTTTCATTTATGGACATTTATTTTAATCTTCTATAGATAGGTTGTACACATTTTGTTTTTACATTATTTTTCCATTGTTTCATTATTGATACAATTATATCCCATCTTCTTTTTCGAACAAAATTTCTTGGATTTCTTTTGTTTTCATTATATGTTCGTATTGATGCAATCTGAAAACAATATGTACATATAATACCTTTATAACATCTCTTATGGGCACATAATTCCTTACATTTATTACAAACATATGTAACAGTATCATCCGTTTTTTCACATATATAACATTGCATTATTATATTTACAATATTATATTTACAACATTATTTAAATAAAAAATAATCAAAAATAATAAAAAATATAATTATTTTTGATTATTTTTGATTATTTATAATTATTTATTCACTTTAATCATTGTTATAACCATATCCGCTAACATATAATCTGTTATTGTGTCTTGAGTTTTTAAATATTCCATACATTTCAGAATTCCATCACGGAATACATTTATTCCACTACTATATACCATATCACTTACGTGACATTTTGATGTTTTTGATTGAATGCTCCATGAAATATTCTTTTCCATTAATCTTAACGATTCTTCATTTGGAATATACGTATACCAAGGAATATTATTGGATTGTTCTTCTTTTGGAATAGATGACATAATACTTTGTTTTGCAAAGTAAATTTCACCTATTATATTATTTATTTTCCCGAATAAATTATCAATAAATCTTTGGAGACTTATTTTAACCCCATATTTATTTATTTTTTTATTTTCTTTTTTTATAAATTCTATTAACATATCATTGATAAATGGACTGTCATTTTTGATTTTACTATGATGTTTTGCACACGATACAATAACCGATTTAAACAGAAATTCATTAATTTTCTTGTATTTATTCATTTTTTCAACATAATTCGATTCATCAACGGTATTAGAAATACCTAATTTGATTTCATCGGGAGTTATTAATTGCATAGTTCTGCCGATTTCAGTATTTAACGTATGATAATACTCAATAATAGGTAAATCAATAAGTTTTTCAGATAACTTATATAAATTTATATAATAATCCTTCAAATTGAGATTCGTTTTTTTTAATATCATCATATCATTTTCATATCTAATTTGACCTATCATTTGTTTTATTTGATTCGTAATTATTGGTCCAAACGTTTTTGTAATATATTCGATATAATTATCAATAGAGTACATTGTATCAAATTTTGAACCTATATATGATAGAATGTCGTAATTAAGGTTGATAAGATAATTAACCATAGGTTTGTGATATAGTTATTTTATATTATTCAATTTTTACAATATACAATTTTTTTCTATGTTTATAATAATGCCAATAAATAATTATAAAAATAAAAATGGACATAAAAATGGACATAAAAATGGACATACCAATGGACATACCAATGGACATACCAATGGACATACAAATGGACATACAAATGGACATACAAATTTAAAATATAATACTTGTATAAAATCACAAAAGGGCGGAGAAGAAATAGGGAAAGGTGCATATGGAAAAGTTTATTATCCTGCAAAAGAATGTAAAGTAACTAGAAATAATACCTTTACCAATACAAATAATCGTATAGGTTCTAATCCCCTAAATTATCATAGTAAAGATAGAAAAAAATATATTTCAAAATTATTCATTCATTCTGGTACAAAACTAAAAGAAAGAAATTTTGAATACAAATACGTTAGTATGATAAATGATATTGATGGAAATGAAAAATTTCATATGGGTTTCCCATATCGTTGTACAACAGATGAATTGGTTTTGAATGAAGAAAAAGAAGTTATTCAAAAAACCCCTACAATATTATACAAATATGGTGGGATAAATATGCATAATATGTATACAGATAAAATTATATATTCATTATTTAACAACAAAAACGGATTAAAAAGTTTTTATTACTTATTTTATGGTATGTATATTATGAATACAAATGGATTATATCACAATGATATAAAACCACTTAATATTGTTTATGATGCAAATAAGGGTTTTAGATATATTGATTATGGATTATCATATAAAGTTGGGACCTTAGATGAACAACACGCTTTTAACAGAGTACGTAATACGAAATATCGTTTTTATTCTTGGGATATTAAATTTATAAATAAAGATATAATTGAAAATTTTAGAAAAATTTATAACATAGAAAGTAATAAATTACGAAAATTAAAATATAAATTTAGTAAAAAACTACTAAATAATAAAATTGCCAAAATTTTATATAGATTTTTTGAAGATAAATTTGAAACATTTAAAAAAAGAAGGGGGAAAAGTGACAATGAAAGTAGTATTGGAAGTAGTAATAGTAAAATTACAGCATCATTTATAAATATGGGTGCTATGCGTTATTTAAATAAAGAAAAAGTTGACGATGTAGAATATAAAGTTTCTATAAATGACTATAATATTTTGATTAAAAATATATTAAAAGGTGATGCTTTCGCAGAACAAATACAAAAAACGAGCGATGTATATTCATTAGGAATATCTCTAAAATCTATTGGGTTAATTAAAGAATTAAAAAGATATTTATTTTTACTAGTTCTTTACCAAAAATCAAGTTGCCAATATAAGGAAATCACAATTAATAAAGATGGATATACAGATTTAATAAAATTAATAGAAGATATGATACATATAAATGCTTTTAAAAGACCAAGTCCTATTAAAGCATATATGCGTTTTATAAATATTTTAAATCGTATAAAATAAATACTATAAATACTGGTTATTCCCATTCAATTGTTGCTGGTGGTTTTGAACTTATATCATAAACTACTCTATTTACTCCTTCAACCTCATTAATTATTTTATTTGATACTTCAGATAAGAATTCTTTTCTGAAATCATACCAATCTGCAGTCATTCCATTTATGCTTTCTACTGCTCGTAATGCTATTACATTTTCATATGTTCTGAGATCACCCATTACACCAACTGTTTTAATAGGTAAATATATTGCTCCAGCTTGCCATATATTTTTATATAATCCGTGTTCAATTAATTTATCAATAAATATTTTATCAGCATTTTGTAAAACAATCGTATTTTTCTTTGTTGCTTCACCCAGGATTCTTATAGATAATCCAGGACCAGGAAATGGGTGTCGCATTATTATAGATAATGGAATATTTAATTGTTTTCCTACACTACGAACTTCATCTTTAAATAAAATGCGAAGTGGTTCTAATAATTCTAAATCCATATCTTTTGGTAAACCGGCAACATTATGATGTGATTTTATTTTACCTTTTCCAGAAACAGATTCGATTACATCTGGATATATTGTTCCTTGACCTAAATATTTTATATTATCATATTTTTTTGAGATACTTGAAAATATATCAACAAATACGCGACCTATTATTTTTCGTTTTGCTTCTGGGTCGGTAATTCCATACATATTTCTATAAAATATGTCACTAGCATCGACTCCTTCAACGTTCATACCAAAATCTTTACAATTTTTCAGAATTTCTTCATATTCACCCTTTCTCATATATCCATTATTTACAACTACACAATGTAATCGTTCTTTGATTGCTTTATGTATTAAAAATGCAGCAACGGTCGAATCAACACCACCAGAAAGTGCCATTATAACTCCGTTTTTATCGACTTTTCTTTGTATATCTTTTACACATCTATCAATAAAATTTTGTTCTGTCCATTCATTTTCACAATTACATATTTTTGTAAAATTGGATAATATTTTGTTACCATATTTGGTATGCGAAACTTCTGGATGAAATTGGATACCATAATATTTTAATTTACTATTTCCAAACATTGCTATCTTACCATTTTCTGTTTTAGAAAAAACTTCCCAATCTTTTGGAACTTCTATAATTGTATCATTATGTGACATCCAAACATACATTTCATTTATATCTTCAATTATTTTATCTTGTAAGTATATTTTTTCATTATATACTGTATTACCAGTGTATTCTATTTTGGTTTTTGTATTTCCATATTCACCATTTGTTTTTTCAACTTTTCCACCGAAATTTTTAGCAATAAGTTGTGCTCCATAACATATCCCAAGAATTGGTATATTTTTATCAAGTAAGTCCTCAAATGATACATTAGGATATGTTATTTCTGTTACACTGTAAGGTCCTCCGGACAATATAATACCACATATAGAACTATCAAAAGTTACGGCAACCGACAAACGATTATATGGTATGACTTCACAGAATACTTTTAATTTTCTTATTACGTTTGCAATTAGTTGAGTATATTGTGAACCAAAATCAACAATTAACAACTTTTTCATATAAATAGTTGCTAAAATAATTAAAATAATAATTCTTTTAATTTAATTGTTTTATTTTATTTTTATTGTTATTTATTTTATTGTTTATTTTATTGTTTATTTTATTATTTATTTTATTGTTTATTTTATTGT